GCTTTAGTGGTCGTGGTAATCAATTAGGTCTGAGAATGACAAAGGGTACAAAAAAAATTGGAACTTCTAACCTGAAAAGTTTAATCGAGGGTGATAAATTAATCATTCAAGATTTTGATGTGATCTCTGAATTATCGACTTTTATTGCCAAAGGAAAATCTTTTGAAGCTGAACCAGGTTCGACAGATGATTTGGTGATGTGTCTTGTTATATTTTCGTGGTTGGCAAATCAAAGATATTTTAAAGAATTAACTAATGTAGATGTTAGGGGTCAAATGTTTACTGAACAACAAAATGCCATTGAGGCAGATATGGCACCTTTTGGATTTATAGATGATGGATTAAATGATCCAGAGGGTCGTAATAACTCATTTTTTGATGACGCAGGCGAGTTATGGCAACCAGTATCATATCGCAAAGGCGAATAGTGAAGTTTTGATATATCATAAATATATGCAAAGGGTTATAACTAATAAACTTAATATTAAGGAGAACTAAAATATGGCTTTTCAAGTATCACCAGGTGTTCTCGTTACTGAAAAGGATCTTACTAATGTCATTCCTGCTGTATCAACATCAGCGGGTGGTATAGTAATAACAGCAGAAAAAGGACCAATTGATGAGATTACAACTATTTCATCTGAGAATGAGTTAGTTGAAATATTTGGTAAACCAAACTCATCTAACTTTGAAGAATTTTTCTGTGCTGCTAACTTTTTAGGATACGGAAACAATCTGAAGGTAGTAAGACCAATCACAGGATTAGTAAATGCTGTGTCAACTGGTACTGCTGTCTTAATTAAAAATACTACTGACTATCTTGATACATATTATTCTGAAACTGGCGCTGGTCAAGTAACTAACATAGGTACTTGGGCTGCAAGAGAAGCAGGAACACTAGGAAACAGTTTAAAAGTTTCTTTATGTCCTAACTCAACTGCTTTTGGACCACACTCACAAAGTGGCACTCTAATAGTCAATGACGCTACTGCGGCTATCGGAGATACAACCATCACAGTAGATGATGGATCTTTGGTTCAAGTAGGTGACATACTAGAGTTTGGAGACTCTAGTGCTGTACCTTCAACTTCAGGTGCACCTTCAGGATTTTATTACAAGGTAACTGCAATTAACACTCATGTTCTAACAATCGCAAGATTTAATACTGCTACTGGTCAAACAGAAACAGGCGGTTTAAGACACGCTGTTGTTGATGACGCTAAATTTCTAAGACATTGGGAATATTATTTTCAATTTTCTGGACCACCAACAACTACTGATGATGTAGCTGCTGCTGGAGGTTCAAATGATGAAATGCATATCGCCGTTATTGACGAAGATGGCTCAATCACAGGAACTGCAGGAGAAATCTTAGAAGTATTTGAAGGTGTTTCACAGGCTAATGACGCTAAAGACGCTTCAGGTAACTCAAACTATTATCCAGATGTAATTTATAGAAATAGTAAATTTATCTATTGGATAGATCACATCTCTACTTTATCAGACGGTCTTGCTAAAGCAGGAACAACTTTTGATAACGCTTTAACAAATGCGTTTAATGTAGATAACACTTCACTTACTGGTGGAACAGATGACTATGTTGCTACTAATGCTGAGATTGCAACTGCATATGAAAAATTCAATGATGTAGAAAATGTGGATTTATCTTTACTCATTTGTGGTCCTTCACAGACAGGTGCTGACGCTACTGGCGACACAAAAGCAACTGCTGTTATGGATATTGCAACTGCAAGAAAAGATTGTGTAGCATTTATTTCACCTGCGAGAGCAGATGTTGTTGGTGTTGCAAATGCAGTAACTCAAACACAAAATGTTGTAGGATTTGCTGATGGTTTACCATCATCAAGTTATGCTGTCATTGATAGTGGTTACAAATATATGTATGACAAATACAATGATGTATTTAGATTTGTACCATTAAATGGTGACATCGCTGGGCTTTGTGCAAGAACAGATAACATCGCTGATCCTTTTTTCTCACCTGCTGGATTTAACAGAGGGCAGATTAGAGGTGCAGTAAAACTTGCTTTTAACCCAAATCAAACACAAAGAGATGAGTTATATAAAGCAAGAGTTAATCCTGTAACAGCATTTCCTGGTCAAGGAACTGTGTTGTTCGGTGATAAAACTGCTCAATCAAAACCAAGTGCTTTTGATAGAATCAATGTAAGAAGATTATTTATTACTCTAGAAAAAGCAATATCAACAGCTGCTAAGTTTCAACTCTTTGAGTTTAATGATGAATTTACAAGAGCTCAATTTAGAAATCTTGTAGAACCATTCCTAAGAGATGTACAAGGCAGACGAGGTATTACAGACTTTACTTTAGTGTGTGATGATTCAAACAACACAGCAGATGTAATAGATAGAAACGAATTTAGGGCTGACATATTTGTTAAACCTGCTCGTTCTATTAACTTCATTCAACTTAACTTTATTGCTACTCGTACAGGCGTTGCCTTTACTGAAGTAGCAGGCGCATAGGAGGGATAAACAATGGCAAACATTAATGACTTTAAAGCCCGACTAAAAGGCGGTGGTGCAAGAGCCAATCAGTTTAAGGTAACTTTACCTTTTCCTGGTTACTCAGCAGTTGGAGGAGAAACTGCTACACTAGCATTTTTATGTAATGCAACAGTCATACCTGGGCAAAATCTAACTGCTGTTCCTGTAAACTTTAGAGGAAGAGTATTAAATTTAGTCGGAGATAGAACATTTAATCCATGGTCTATTACTGTATTAAATGATACAGATTTCTTAATTTATAGAGGTCTAGAAAGATGGATGAACGGGATGAATAATATGACTGATAACGAAGGCTTAACTAATCCTTCAGATTATCAAGTTGATATATTCGTGGATCATTTAGATAGAAACGGAAGTACTCTTAAATCTTATACTTTAAGAGGTGCATTCCCAACTGCTCTAGATGATATTGCTCTAAACTATGGTACTAATAATACCATTGAGGAGTTCAGCTGTTCATTTACATATCAGTATTTTGAAACAGATACTACTACATAATAATAATAAGTTATAAGGAAAATATAATATGGTACAATTACTTGGCTTCCAAATAACAAGAGCGAATGATGATCGGGAGAAGCCCGCTGAGGCAAAACAAGCCTTTACGGTGCCTTCTCCTGATGATGGTACAACCACAATATCTGCTGGAGGTTATTTCGGACAGTATCTCGACATGGAGGTTACTGCCAAAAATGATGTTGACTTAATTAAAAGATATAGAGAGGTTGCCCAACATCCTGAATGTGATATGGCAATCGAAGATATTATTAATGAAGTTATTGTCTCAGACGATAGAGATCAATCGGTTTCTATATCGTTAGATAAACTTGCAGTTTCAGAAAATATCAAAGCAAAAATTCGTAATGAGTTTGATGAAGTAATGAGTTTACTTAATTTTGATGAAAAGGGTCACGATATATTTAAAAGATTTTATATTGATGGTCGTATTTACTTTCACAAAGTTATAGACCCAACTAGTCCAAGAAAAGGACTTACAGAAATTAGATATATTGATCCACGAAAAATTAAAAAGGTTCGTGAGGTTACTAAGAAAAGAGATACTAAAGGTAAAGGTATTGAGATTATAGAAAAAACAGCAGAATGGTTTGTCTATAATGAGAAAGGAATGTCATCAGCTAATTCAAATGCTGGTCTTAAAATTTCTACTGATTCAATAACTTATGTTACTTCTGGTATTGTTGACCAAACTAAAAACATGGTTATGGGTCATTTACATAAGGCAATTAAACCTGTCAATCAATTAAGAATGATTGAAGATGCTGTTGTTATTTATAGAATAGTAAGAGCACCTGAAAGAAGAATATTCTATGTTGATGTAGGTAACTTACCAAAAGTAAAAGCAGAACAATATCTTAGAGATGTTATGGCAAGATATAGAAACAAACTTGTCTATGACGCTTCTACTGGTGAGATTAGAGATGACAGAAAACATATGTCTATGCTCGAAGATTTTTGGTTACCTCGTAGAGAAGGCGCAAAAGGTACTGAAGTATCTACACTCGCAGGTGGTCAAAATCTTGGTGAGATTGCTGATGTGCAATACTTTCAAAAGAAATTATATAAGTCTCTAAATGTGCCAATATCTAGAATGGAATCAGAAAATGGTTTCAACTTAGGTAGAGCTGCAGAAATTACTAGAGACGAATTAAAGTTTACTAAATTTGTTCAAAGACTAAGAAAAAGATTTACACAATTATTTCATGATGTCTTAAAAACTCAATTAGTTTTAAAAGGTATTATTACAATAGAAGATTGGAGTAAATTAAAAGAACATATACAGTATGATTATTTAAGAGATGGATATTTTTCTGAATTAAAAAATGCAGAAATTTTAAGAGAAAGATTAAATCTTGCGAATGAAGTTAGTCCATATGTTGGTAAATATTTTTCTGTTGAATATGTCAGAAAAAATGTATTAAGACAAAGCGATGAAGATATTATAGAAATAGATAGTCAGATTCGTGATGAGATTAAACAAGGTATTATCGCCGCTCCTGAAGGTCAAGATATGCAGGATGATGACGAGAATACTGATATAAATATAGGAGATAATTAATTATGTCAAATGATAATGTAAAAACAATGGTAGATTCACTTGCAGACGGCGATAATGTCGCTGCTCAAGACGCATTTAAAAATGCCTTAACTGATAAGATAGGCACTGCTTTAGATGATAAAAGAATGACTGTTGCAAATGATTGGTTGAACGCGGCTCATGAAACAGAGGATTTAGAAAAAAATGCTCAATACATGAAAGCACCTCAAGAAGAGGAACCTGTTGAACAGGAAGAGCCTGTTGAAATAGACAATGACGAGGAACCAAATGACGAACCTGTCGTTTCAGAAGTTTAAGAACCAAATTAATGAACGCAGGTATATCGGACCTGAGGGCACAAAGGAGTTTAATAAATTATCTCCGAAGATGAAATCAGCAGTTCGTGATGTTTATATTATGATTGATAAAGCTTCTGATCCTCTTTTAGGAAAAGTTCAAGGTATTATCAATCAAGTGGCAAAAAGACAAGGAGTTAAAGTATCTGATATAGAAGATTACTTTGATAACGAAACAATAAAGTAAGGAAAACAAAATGGCAATTGCAACAAGAACACTTAAAGATACAGCGTTATCAACTGGTGGCGGCGCTCAAGGCGGTAAAGTTGTTGTTCTAGTTACTATGGAAGATAACACTACTGCTAACTCAAATATATTAGACGCAAGTGCTTTAGCAGGACACGCTAACGGTGCAAAATTAGATATCGTTAAAATATGGTGGGGTCTAGTTCAAGGTACTGCTGATGATAATACAGGTTATGTACAAGTACAATTTAAAGGTGCTTCATCAGACACAACAGCGATTAACCTTGCAGGTACAGGACACTATGATGGTACTGCTGGTAAAATTGAAAACAACGCAACAAATACAACAGCGACTTCAGGAGACCTAGAGTTAAGTGCTTTTGGTACTTCTGGTTATGTTCTTTTAGAGTTAAGAAAAGACGAAGCATTTACTGCATAGGATTTTCTATGACAATTACGAACACTAAGGTTGTTGATACCACTTCGAAATACATAGTACAATCGAAGGGTATCGGGAATGAAGAAGATCAGATCGTAGTTGACGCTGAAAAACTAACAAGTGGTAATAATGAATCTAAAGTAAATTTGATTGAGTGTTATTATCAAATAAAAGGCACAGGAACTTTAAAGTTTAGTGCTGAAAGTGAAACAAATGATTTGAGTTTGACTGGTAATGGTAAATATGGTTTACGACCAGATCAGTTAAAATTTGGAAATGATAGACAAATAAAACTAACAACTGATTCAAATGTTGAAAGTTATTTGTTGATTACAGAATTTAGGAGAAACTAAGATGGCAGATGTAGTTACATCACAAACTATTGTAGATACAGTTGGTGTTAAAACAGTTATGAAGTTCACTAATATTAGTGATGGTTCTGGCGAAACACTTGTAACAAAAATGGATGCGAGTGCTTTAAATTTTATGTCAGAGGACGCAAACAGAGTATTAGCAAAAATATATTGGTCTGTAAATACTACAAATGGTAAATCTGGTGTAGAATTATTATGGGCAGGTAGTGGCGCAAGTGCTGCCAATGCAACAATAGGATTTTTTTCGGGTCGTGGTTTTCACGATTATTTTACTGCTGGTAATAGTATACCGAATAATGCAACACTAGTAGCAAACACAAGTCCTGCAGGAGATATATTATTATCAACAAAGGGATTTGTATCAGGAGATAACTATACATTAATCTTAGAAATAAGATAATTAAAAAAAGAGAAGGTGGAGAAATGAAACTAATTACAGAAACAATCGAAGATGTCCAGGTCTTGACCGAAGAAAAGAACGGTAGAAAAGATTACAAAATTAAGGGTGTCTTTATGCAGGCGGATATCAAGAACCGTAATGGTCGAATTTATCCTGTCGAGACTTTAGCAAGAGAAGTAAGAAGATACACAAAAGAGTTTATTGATAAAAGAAGAGCTTTTGGTGAGTTAGGACATCCTGACGGACCAACTGTGAACCTCGAAAGAGTTTCACACATGATTACTAGTTTAAAACCTGAAGGTAAAAACTTCATTGGTGAAGCGAAAGTCATGGATACACCATATGGTAAAATCGTTAAGAATCTTATTGACGAAGGTGCTGTATTGGGTGTATCATCTAGAGGTATGGGTTCTATTAGTCAACAAGGTGGAAGAAACTTTGTTGGTAAAGACTTTTACCTCGCAACTGCGGCTGATATAGTCGCAGACCCATCGGCACCTGACGCTTTCGTAGAAGGTATAATGGAAGGCAAAGAGTGGGTATGGGACAACGGCGTGCTGAAAAGTATGGAAGTTGAACAATACAAAGAAGAAATCGAAAGAACTAAACGAGAAGAATTAGCGGAAGTTAAAGCAGATATCTTCAAAGACTTCATCAAAAAATTATAAACCTGCGGGACTTTGTTGAAAAGCGTAGTGTTTGAGATGGTAGTTTGTATAAATAATAGT